TACAGCGTTCAGCTCCAGGAGCCCGGCTCCGGGCAGGGCGAAGACGTGAACGGAACGCCGAGCACGAACGGAAGGGTGAACGGTGCACAAGCATCTCTCCCGCGTTGAGATCAAGTCCGCGGACAAGGGGCAGGCATCGGCGGTCTTCGCGACCTTCAACGTGGTCGACAAGGACGGCGACGTCACCCTCCCGGGCGCGTTCGAAGACGGCGCCGAAGTGCTCATCTCCTCCTACCAGCACACGTCGTGGTCCGGCGCCCTCCCCGTTGGCAAGGGAAAGATCCGGACCACGGCCAAAGAAGCCATCTGCGACATGCAGTTCTTCATGGACACCACCGCTGGCAGGGACACCTTCGAGGTTGTCAAGCAGATGGGCGCCCGGCAGGAGTGGTCCTACGGCTTCGATGTGGTCGAAGCCGAATGGGGCACCTTGGACGGCCGTGAGGTTCAGCTCCTCAAGAAGCTCCTGACCCACGAAGTGTCCCCGGTGCTCGTTGGCGCCGGCGTCAACACCCGAACCCTGGCAGTGAAATCCCAGAAGGAGGCGGCGCGCGTGGACCCTGCGACCGCATACAACGCGGCGATCCGCCCCCACGAGACCCGTGTCACCACCAAGCGGTGGAACGCCACGGACGTTGTCGGGGAACTGCCCGACGACTCGACGATCGACGACCTGCGGGCCGTCCACGCCTACGTGGACCCCAACGCCGATCCGACGAAGAAGTCCTCCTACCGCTTCGCCCACCACCACGGTGTCGGAGGTGAGGCGAACCTGCGGGCGTGCCTCATCGGCATCGCGGTGCTGAACGGCGCGAAGGGGGACCACGGCCTCACCGATCCTGAGCGGAAGGCCGTCTACGACCACCTGGCGCAGCACCTGAGCGACGCGGATCGTGAAGTCCCGGAGCTGAAGGCTGACCTGGGCGGGAACCTGAAGTACCACGAGGAGGCCGCAGACGTCATGGCACGTCTGGACAGCCTCATCGTTCGAACGTCGGAAGTCATGGCTCTCCGTCGTAGCAAGGGCAAGGCCCTCGCCGCGCACTCGGTCGACCTCTTGGAATGGATCTACGAGGACACCCGGGCGCTGCGGTCCCTGCTCGACACCCCACAAGAGGAAGCGGAGCGCGAGTTCGCGCGGTTCATCGCTTCCCAGATGTCCACTGGAGAGTGACATGAGTTTCCCCGCACTGTCGGAGGTCGAGGGCAAGCTCGCCGACCGACGCAAGAAGCTGGCGACCATCTTCGAAGAGGCCGGCGCCGACATCGACCTGACCAAGGTGAAGTCCGTCAAGGGCACCACCCACGACGTCGCCGCAGCGATCCGCGAGCTCAACCAGGAGATGGAAGACCTGGGCAAGGAGCGCGACGGTCTCGTCGAGGTGAAGAAGGCCTCCGAGCGCGCGAAGCAGGCCCCCGGTTCGGGTGGCGCCGAGCCCGGCGCGGAGAACGGCGAGGAGCCGCAGCGCCGGTACCAGCAGAAGTCCATCGGTGAGCTGTTCACCGCGTCGGACGCCTACAAGCTCAAGCAGGGTCGGCAGGGCCCCGAGGCCACCCTCGACGTCCACCTGAAGACGCTGATGACGACCTCGGCGGGCTGGGACCCGGAGGAGACCCGCACCGGTCGTGTGGTGCCGTTCGCGACCCGCCCAATCCAGGTCGCGGACCTCATCCCGCAGACGGAGACCTCCCAGTCCGCGGTCCAGTACATGGAGGAGACCACCTTCACGAACAACGCGGCCGAGGTCGCGGAGGCGGGCACCTACCCCGAGGCGGCCCTGGGCTTGACCGAGCAGTCCAGCCTGGTCCGCAAGATCGCGGTCTTCCTCCCGGTCACCGACGAGCAGCTCGAGGACGAGCCGCAGGCCCGCGGCTACGTCGAGAACCGTCTCCCGTTCATGGTGCGGCAGCGCCTGGACTCGCAGATCCTCATCGGCAACGGCACCGCGCCGAACCTGCGCGGTTTGCTGAACACATCGGGCATCCAGACCCAGGCCAAGGGCGCCGACCCAGTCCCGGATGCCGTGTACAAGGCGATCGTGAAGGTGGAGACCGTCGGCCAGGCCATGGCCAACGCGGTCGTGTTCAACCCCACCGACTGGCAGTCGGTGCGGCTGCTGCGCACCGCGGACGGCCTGTACATCTGGGGCAACCCGTCGGACGCGGGCCCGGAGCGCATCTGGGGCCTGCAGGTGGTTCGTGCGCAGGCGGAGACCCTCGGCACCTCGGTCGTGGGCGACTTCCAGAACTTCATCGAGCTGGCGGTCCGCCGAGGCATCGACATCCAGGTGTCGAACTCCCACTCGACGTTCTTCGTCGAGGGCAAGCAGGCCATCCGCGCCGACATCCGCGCGGCCCTCGTGGTCTACCGTCCCGCCGCGTTCTGCACCGTCACCGGCCTGTGATCGATCCGGACCGGTCCGCCACGTCGGCGGGCCGGTCCGATCCGGTCCTGTTCATCAGAAAGGAACGATCATGCCTGTGATCGAAGGCACCACGCGCATCAAGGAAGCGTCCGGCGAGTACGACTTCGCGGTCGACGGCGGCGCGGTCGGCACCATCACGCTCCGCTCGGCGGGCGGCGCGTCGCTGGGCAACGTCATCCCCACCGGATCTGTCATCGTCGGCGGCTACATCGAGGTCGACACCGCGGTCACCTCCGGCGGTGCCGCGACTCTCGGCGCGAACGCGGAGAGCGCTGGCGACCTCGTCGGTTCGGGCTCGGTCGTCTCGGCTGCTCCGTGGTCGAGCACCGGCCGGAAGTCCATCACCCCCGCGTTCACCGGCGCCACCGGCGTCAAGACCACCGCGGTCCGCAACCTCACCGTGTCCGTTGGCGTCGCCACCCTGACCGCGGGCAAGTTCCGCGTCGTCGTCTTCTACCGGTAGGGAGATCCACTGTGTACACCGTCGAGAACCACATCTGGCGTACGGCCGACGGCGACCTGGTCGAGCACGGCAACCCGGACGCCGCGATCCTCGCCTACCCGGCCGGGACCGAGGTCGCCGACGACGAGGCGAAGAAGCTCGGTCTCGCGGACGTCGGCAAGGCCAAGCCGGACACGAAGGCCGCACCGAAGGCGAAGCCCGCGCCCGCCAACAAGGCCGTCGACAAGCCGGCCGACAAGTAGCACGAGACAGGGGCGGTCACTGTGGCCATCGACCTGGGTGACGTCTACCGGCTGAACTACACGAACCTGTCGGCGGCAGGAGCCCCGGTCTCCGCCGATCAGGTCACGGTGACTGTCACCCTGCCGGACGGAACGTCGTTGACCCCGGTCGTGGTGGCCCCGACATCCACCGGCGTCTACCTCTACGACTACCCGACCACCCAAGCGGGCAGGCACATCGCCCGATGGGTGGCGACCGGCGCTGGTGCGGGTGCGACGGCGGACGCGTTCGATGTCCGCCCGGCCAACCCTGGCTACCTGGTGTCGCTCGAGGACGTCAAGAAGCAGTTGAACATGACCGCCACGACCGACGACGAGGAGTTGCGGCGCTTCCTCGAGGCGGCGACACAGGTCGTGGAGCGTCATGTGGGCCGCGCGGTGGTCCGCCGCGAGATCACCGAGGAACGCCTCGCAGACGGCTGCCTGATCTTGAACTGGCCACCGGTCCTGTCCGTGTCATCGGTGTCCCGCGTGGACGGTTCCGCGACGTGGGGTTCCGCGGACTTGCACGCCACCTCGTCGGGAATCGTGCGTTCGTTGAACGGCGTGGCCCTGACGGGGCTCGTGGCGGCGACCTACACGGCCGGGATGGCGATCATCCCCGCCAACTACGCGCTCGCAGCGATGATCATCGTGCAGCACCTGTGGCAAACCCAGCGTGGCACAGCCGGTTCGCCCGGTGTCGGCGGCCTGGAGACGCCGGGCGCCGGGTTCACGTCCTTCGGGTACGCGATCCCGAACCGGGCAATGGAGCTTCTCGGGCCGAGCATGCCGAACATGGCGTAGGGGAGGGGGCTCGGTGGCCAGCAAGGTGGATCTGGAACTTCTCGAGAACGACGACACCGAGGTCATCGTCACGCTCACCACGAACAAGCCCGAAGAGGGGACACCGCTGGACCTGACCGATCACACGGTCGAGGTGGTGTTGAAGGTTTCTGCGCCGACCCCAGATGGCGACGCCGCTTCCTGGCTGGCGACGTCAGTGTCCGAGCCGGAGCGCGTGGTCGTTACGGACGAAACCAACGGCGTGGTGAAGATCCTGTTTCCGCACGGGAAGGTCACGACCTCGATGGGGGCGTGGCGAGTCACCGGGATCAGCTCGGAGGGACTCCGGAAGACCGGCGTGTATGGCGCGGTCACGGTCGTCGACACGTGATGCGCTCGGTGGTGCGGCCCAGAACGGTGTTCCGGGCCGCGCAGGGCGGGCAGACCCGCTCCGATCCAGCGGCCCCGTCCTCGGCGGGAGCCTCGTTCGCGCCGGACGGGTCAGGGAACCTGTCCACGGTGGGTGTCCCGTCGTGGGTCTCCCTCACCGCCCCGAGTGCGGGCAGCGGCCTGCTGGCGGGCGACGCGAACAGCCAGTGGTACATCACGGCGGACAACGTGACGGTGAACGGGCTCGCCTTCCCTGCCCCGACAGCGCCGTTCCCTGAGGACGACAACGGGGTGCAGCAGCCGCTGCTGAAGAACGTGATCACCGTGTTGGGCAACAACGCCACGATCAAGAACTGCTCGTTCCGGGGCGACGCGATGCGCGCGGTCGACACCATGAACGCAGGCACCGGGACCCTGGTCCAGGACTGCACGTTCGGGGTGCGCGGCAACGCCGCGATCAGCAACTTCGACGACGCGGCCGTGTCCGGGCATAGGTTCACTGTCAACCGGTGCGACTTCGTGGCGTGCGGCAACGACGCGATCAAGATGGGTGACGACACCACCACGAAGAACTCCTACATCCACCACTTCGCCACGGTCACAGGTGGGCATGGGGATGGGATTCAGGGGATCGACACCCCGCACCGCATCGTGATCTACAACAACTACATCGACTTGGGCATCAACGCTGACGGCCCGACCGGGTACCAGGCACTCCCCAACTCGGCGGTGATCATCACCCCGTGGACGATCGTGGAGTCCGGGCCCGCGAACAACTCGGTCGCGACGATGCTGATCGACCACAACGTGTTCGGCGGCGGCCACCTCACGTTCCATGTGGACACTGGGTTCCAGTTCGGCATCTGGGTGACGAGCAACCGGTTCCTCGGCACCCATGACGCCGAGGGCGCGCCGATCCAGAACACCGATCAGGGTTCACCGATCCCCGCCCCGGCAACGTTCACCGGGAACGTCAAGTCCAACGGGACCACTCCGATGGCGTGGACCGACACCAGTGCGTGAAGGGACCCCGCCCGTGAAGCGTCTCAT